TATCTTGGCACAGATTGCTCAACTTGGCGGCACTACCAATACCCAGCAGCAGAGTGAGACAACAGGCTTGGCTCAGACTGGCGGTATTCTTGGACAAGTGCTTCAAGGTTTGGTGACGGGTGGTGGTGGCGCTCCTGTGCCTCCTTCTGGATAAACGATCATGACCGACATTCTTGGCACCATCTTAGGCGCGGTCAGCAACGCGGCGAAATCCTCGGGTTCGTCGGCGGGTTCGTCTTCAGGTACGCCCATCGGGGGTTCGCAGAATTCGTTCATGCCGTTCTCCACAGGTGGGGTGCTGGCGGGCAGTGGCAACACGGCGCAGGGTGAATTCAATAAGACGAGTACGCTTCTGCCTGTATCGGAATTGCCCAATTCCATGTTCCCGTCTACCCCATCGGGCGGCGGCACAGTTGCGCCGACGACTTCCGTTGGATCAGCGCCTACGCCATTTTCTCAATTCGCCACCCCCGCCGCTACGGGCGGCACACCCCAGGTGGTCCCTCCCGGCACGGGACCGACCCTGCCGCCCAGCGTCACGAACGCGGCGGCGGGTCCGAATAGCATCTTGCAACAGATAATCCAGGCGACGAACCCTGGTGCGAACGTCGTGAATAACCCCGATCTCACTTACGCGACAGGATCATAGCATGGGTATCCTGCAAGACGTTATTACTAACCTGAACGGTGTCGGTACAACGCCGCCGCCCGGTGGTTCCACCACTATGCAGACGCCTGCTCAGGTGGCTCCGGTGGTGGGTCCGTTTGCGACCAGCGCCGCGCTTGGCGGAACACCCCAGGTTCTTCCTGGGGGACCGGCGACGGCGGTCGGTGCGGCTCCTCCGATGGCGGCGTCGCCGGTCAATGGCGCACAGGTGGGCGCGGTGCAAGCGCCTGCGTCCGCTGTCGCGCCTGCGGTGGCTCCCATTGGCGGCGCGCCTGCGGCGGCGCACCCTGGTATCTTAGGTCAGATTGGAAGTGCGCTGCATAACTTCATAACTCAGAATCCTAACACTTTTACCGGGAATATCTTAGCGCATGGGATTTTAGGCGCGGGCGCGGCGCAGCGGCTTTTCCCATACTACCAGCAAGAAGCTAATATCAAGCGTGCGACGGAATTGGCGGCGTTGAGCCAAGCTCAGGCGCTCCCTTATGAGACGATGGCTAAGGCTGAACAAGAGCGGGGCGCGGGGGCGGCGTCGATGGCGACCGCTGCCAAGACCAAAGCTGAAACGCCTGAATTGCCGCCGGGCTTTTCGGAAGATAAAGACGGCAACATCATGCACATTGATCCGGTAACGCAACAGATGACGACGGTGTACAGCGCGCCGTCGCAACAGACTAAGATGTTGGAAAGTATCAAGACATATCAAGGACAATTGCACGACGCCCAGGCGCGGCTGGCGGCGGCTAAGGATCCTCTTAGTAAGCTGAGAGCTACGAACGACATAGCTGATGCCCAGCAGCTTATCAACGATGCTGGTGCTTCTTTCCGCGCTTTCGGTGTTACCCAAGAAGGCCAAGCGAACCAGATGCCGATGGCCGAGGCCAAGATCGCTGGCATGTTGAAAGGAAAAGCAATAACAGCGGCGGCGAAAGGTCACGGCGCGTTCAAACCTGGGCCTAAAGACGAAATGTTGAACTGAGGATATGTAAGATGCCAAAGATGTTCATTCGCGGCGGCCAAGCGATGGCGATTGATCCCACGTCGCCCACGGGCTTTCGTGCGGCGACCCCGGCAGAGATCGCGACTTTGCCGCCTGAGAAACAGGCCCGTGTGCCCGGCTTTGGACAATTGGCGGCGGCCACTAAGAATAGGAATACGCCCGAGGGCCAAATCATGTTGGCGGCGGGCTTGGCCCCACAGATGATAGATAAACTGAATTCCTTGAGCACTGACAGCCACAAGTTGGGGTTCAAGACAGTGAACGAAGCTCACCTCTTCGGGGCAGGCGTTCCGAGCCAGGGGGATGGTAAGACGCACGGTGGCTGGACCGACATGCTCGGCGGCTTCGGCAATGCGCTCAAGTTGGGGCTTGGCAGTGTAGAAGATTGGGCGGGCCGCGATCCGGAAAAAGTCAACGCCTACATTCGTCTCAACGGCACCGAGGTTGCCCTGAACGAGTTGCTGAAGCAGTCGCGCGCCACCGACACAGATTTAAGGGCTTACCGCACAGGTTCTGTGGCGAGCGGTGATTTGCCGGACGAAATCAACCAGCAGAAGATACAGGCTGCGAAAGACGAATATTATCTTGCGGCGGCCCGCGCCGACCGCATTGGTAAGGGTCAGCCGTACTTGGACATAACCATCCCGCAAGCGCGGACTTTGTGGGCGCAGCAACACGGAGGTTCCACGCCCACGCCTTTATCTCCCGGCATTACGCGCCCCTCCGACAGCGATCTTGCTAGGCTCGGCCTCGCTAAGATTGCCCCGCCCGCCGCGCCTGCCGCCCCGCCCGCTGCGCCGCCGCCTGCCACCGTTGCCGCGCACCACGCCGTTGCTCAATCTCATGTTGCTGCTCTACCTGTACCTCCACCTACGCTTGCGCCCGCGCCAGTGGCTCCTGCCGCGCCCGTCGCGCCGCCGACACCAGCCGGTGGCCTGACGCCACTGGCTCCGCCCACGGGTGCGGCGGGGGCTTTTCAAGTTCCGCAAGCGCAAAACGACGTGGCTCCGCCCAACGCGCTGCGGGCGCTGCTAGGGGTGCCCGCCAATGCCTGATAATACCGAGGCTCATCCTTATCAGTACAAAGGTCAGTGGCGGGTCGTTCACACAGCGCCGGGTGCGAGCGACGACGAGATAAATCGCGCTATGAATGCGGATGCGGCCGCCAGCGAGCCCAGGCCGCCGCCCAAACCTACGGCAGAAGGTGGTCCTGCGACTGCTCTGAAGCGACTTATGAACGAGTATGATTTCGGACTTTCCAACGCCGCCGAGGGTGTGGAGCGGTACGCCACCGGCAAAGCGTCGTCGTTAAGTGAAGGGATGCGACAGGTCAAGGAACAGGAAGAAATCAATAACCGGACGCATCCGCTGTGGGCTTCCTTAGGGACGATGGGCGGGGTTGGGCTGGGTTCGGCTATGGGTCCAGCGAAGACGTACGTCGACGCCATGAGCAAGTTAGCGCCAGAAGTGCAGGGCTTGGTGCGCAAGGGCATCAACTATGGGACGCAGGCGGCGGGCTACGAAACGGCGCAGAATATTGGTCAGGAAGGAAAGCTCGGCAATCCGACATTCCCATTTTTGTTCGGGGGTGCGACCGGCGTAGGGGGTGAGAAAGTCGCTGATTTTCTTGACAGGACCATCGGCACCGCCGCCGAGCGTTTATCGCCGCGCGCGGGTCAACTGTACCGCGACCTGGGCGGGGCAGATCCTGCCGTGGAGAGTGCGAAGGTACAAGCAGATCCACGGTCGTCGCCGGTTATTAAGACGGCGGCGCAGAAGTCGGGCTATGACTTGAAAAATCCTGTGGACGTCGCAGCTTTGAAGTCAAAGCTGGCGACGCCCGGCACGACGCTAGCTGATGTGTTCGACCCCGGCTCTGTGCGGCCGGTGTTCAACGCCGCCGTGGCGACGCCCAAAGGCGCGTCGGCTGTGCGCGCAGCTCGTGAGAGCTATGCGACGCGCGCCGCCGCGCCGCCGCCCACGCCACCGCCGCCCACGGCTCCGGCTTTGAAGCCAGGTCTGTTTACCACAGTCAAAGGAAACAAGCCCAAGTTCCTTGACATGGATACCGCGACCCATGATCTTATGGACACCGACACTGCCCGCGCACTTGTTCAGCCCATACGTGACAGGGCGACCCAGGCGTTCAACGAAGCGCGCGTATACGGCGACCCGCCTAAGTGGATGCCGCATCATCAGAGCGACGACGACCCGCACACCATTGATCAGATTGATCAGCTTCGTCAGGCGTTGCAGGATCGTGCCACGAGCCTGACCGGCAAGCCGGGGGCCGCCGCCGCCCAGACAAGCGCCGACTTGTTCGCCAACCAAGCCAAGATCGATATTCCTGGGTATGATAAATACCTCGATGCTCTAGATACAGACAAGGCCAATGTCGCGGCGACGACAGCGCAGGGCAATGTCCTGGACACCTTGCGCGGTTCGCCCATCCCCACCAGCTTGACGCCACCGCCGAAGCCAGAAATTAGCTTGAACGCCTTTGATCTTGCGAAGGTGGGCCGTAGTCTCGTAAATGCCGGTATGGCAGGATCGCAGGCACGGGCCGCCGCCGCCGCCGTGCCGGTGCTGACGTCGCAAGATCTGGGCGTCACTATGAAGGCCATCGACGCGCTCGCGCCCAAGGAGCCTGTGGCGGCCACGGCGCTTGCCCAGAAGGTCGCCACCCAGGCGGCGCTCGACGTCACAGCGGTACAAAATCAACCGCCGAACAACAACGGTGTGAGCGTCGTCAGTGCGCGGCCCGCCACTCCTGAAGAACTCGCGCAACCACGGGCTTATCCATGACCTACGCCACGATTGACCAATGGTCGGCCAACCCCGACGAGAATGCCAACCAGTCCGGCATTCCGATGTACGAGGGCATGAGCCCTGCGCAACTCAACGACTCTATTCGTACCATCATGGCGGCGATATTCAGCGAGTTCGACAACTCCACGATGGTTGCCGCCATCGACGCCAGCAATATCAGCGGCGCGAATGTCACGGCATGGCAGAAGACGCTGAACATACCGGCGGGCTTGAACAACCCCAATGTCTACTTCCAGACCGGCGATGTGAAGACGACCTATTCTGTTACCGCGCCTGCGGGCTGGGTGTTGCTCAACGGGAACACCATCGGCAATCCTCTTTCGGGGGCGAGCGGGTTCGCCGATAATTCTACGCAGAACTTATTCACGTTGCTATGGCAGAACTGTCCCAGCCTCTTGGTGTACAGCGCCGGGACACAAGTGGCGCGCGGGGCGACCGCCGCCGCGGATTGGAGCACCAACCGCGCTCTGGCGGTGCCCAATGCGCAAGGTCAGTTTCTGCGGGTGTTCGACCCCTCTAATCAAATCGACTACAATCGTCCGCTCGGGTCGCTGCAAGCTGATGAAATGCAGGGGTTCGCGGTGCGCAGCGGCGTGGGCGCGAACAACGGCGCGGGCAGCATCTACGGAACCACCACGGCAGACTGTCCCGGCACGGGAACCGGCTACACGGCTCAGAACGCCGGTGCGCCGCCGCAGCAGTCTTCGACCAAGATCGTGACCGATGGCACCAATGGAACGCCCCGGTTCGGAGCTGAGACCCGTGCCAAGAATATTAGTGTGAACCTGATGGTGTGCCTATGACCCTCGACCTCATGACGTTCGTCTTGTTCGTGCTGCTGGTCTACAGCGGCTTCGGCTGGTGGGGACCGCCCGGCCCGTGGACGGGCCCGCGCATTGGCTACGGGCTCTTGAGCCTGTGCTGTCTCATCGCCTTTCTAGGCCATCTCTTCGGCAAGTTTTAAGGCTAGGCTTGCTATGGGGGTCGCCTGGGGGCTCGGGGCCGGGGCCAACATCGACGCTGGGTGCCTACAAGCCGGGGCTGGGCGGGCGCGGGGCCTGGGGGCGGTAGGGTAGCCCCTGGCGCGGCGCGCCAGGGGCTTCGTTATGGTAAGGCTTGTTTAGTCTTCGCCCCGCGTCGGGCGCTGCGCACCTTCACGCACTTCATGAAGGCTAGTCTGCATAATCGAGGGGTCGGCGCGCTCTTGCTCGATGAGCTTCTCGATAAAGTGGGCGGCTTTGGCCAAGTCCACGACACCGCCCTTGCGCTTCCAACGCAGAAGATACTTGACGGCGTGGCCATCGAGATAGCCCAGGTCGTACATTTTGATGATGTCCCAAACCTGGACTTCAAACTCGATGTAATGATCGCCGCCGACCTGATGATCATTTGCTGACATTGGCTTCGCTCCATTTCCTGAAAATGTAATCGACAAGTTCAGCCTCGAGAATGTGCTTGGGGTTGACGACTTCGGCTATGTAAGACCAATAGTTCTCGAACACTTCGTAGATGCGCTGATTGCCCAGCATCCGCTCGTCGATGCAGAACAGCGCGCCTTCGCAGTTGTCGGCGAGCTTGACGATGCGGCGTTCTTCCTCTGTTAGACAATTAGTCGCAACGCCGTAGCCGTTCGCTTCCAGTACGCGATGCTCCATGGCGTTCCAGGCGGCGCGGTCGAAATCGGGCTGGCGCTTGCCGGGGGCGGGCAGGTCTCCGATCTTGCACTCGGCCATGTCGTGTTCCAGCGCCGCCATGATCGGCATGCCGAACGACGGGCCAAGGAGATTGACCAGCATGGCGACGCGCCAGCTATGCTCCGCCACGGTCTGTGTCTTGATCGTCGGCGGCCATGTGTGAAAGCGCAGGGTGCCCCCGGCCTGCATGATGAAGTCTAGCTTATTATCCAGCGACATGTTTTCTCCTGCGCTCTAACCATTGCTCACACGCCTTGCGCCAATCCCCGGCAACGATGCGATCCACTTGTTCCTGGGCTTTGTGATAGGCTCCGAACTTGTGATGCTCCCACGCTCGCGCCATCGGGCAGGCGACCTGATGGAAGAATGGGTTGTTTTCGCATTCGTCTGTGCTTGTCGGGTTGGCCATGAACACTGCTAAGTCCTTGTCGAACGTGTCGGCGTCGTTCACCAAGGGCACGAGCCCTGGTCCTGGCGTCAATGGACGGCGCTGATAGTAGCGGCCTCCAGATTGCCCGGTGGTGTAGGGATCGCTGTCGGCGGCGTCATCGGCATAGTCGTTCATAAGCTCACGTTTCACGACGTTCAGGTAGGCGTGGTAGTTATTGGACATTTGCCGTAGTACGCCCATCGGCAGGCGCGCACCAGCCGCCATGTACTCTAGCAAGAAACTGAAGTGCACGGCGTTGGCCCCGTGCGCGCCCCACCACATGTCATTACTCCGGCAGCAGACGGTGGCGTTGAGCGCCCCGCCGAGGGTGTCGAAGAATATGATATCGTTGCACGGAATGTCGTTGCTATCCCAGCCCAGGTCATAGTTGGGGTCCCACATGGAGATCACGGCACGGCGTGTGGTGCGGTCGCCCAACAGCATCTGCTTTATGACCTTGAGTTGGTCATTATCATAGTAGTGTCGCCATCTATACCCATAGGCTCCGTGGAATACTACACCATCGTCGCTGAAGCTGGCGATGCGCCGGTTGTAGTGACTAATGAACTTAACGTCTTGTCGACCAGCCAGCATCCACAATGCTTCCATGACGTGGAAGAACGGGTTGGCGTCACGCAGCGGGCTCATCAGTACGCGCCGGTTAGGATGTTGGTAGATCGTCGTCACGGGCTCGGGAGAGACGAGTACTCTCCCGGCGCGACTCTCCTCGACAATGCCCGAGTAGTTCAGGTGGTCTAACCCCTCCGCTAAAGCTTGGTTGACATTGTGTACGTTGATAATTCTCAATAGAAGTACTCCCATATTACGGCCAAAAGGCCAAGAATAGCCAATGCCCAGAAAGCATTAACAGCGCTGTGCCACATTGTCATCCCCAATAAAACTGCTTCGGTCTTCCTTCACCTGTTACCGCGCGCTGATACTTGTCGAACTCACACAGGCAGTTCTGTAGGTCTTGCCTGTGCATTTCCGGGTTGCGAATAGAATTATGCAGCGTCGCCATTTCGGCGCGCCAATCGTCTTCTCGCCAGCGTGTTGTCACGGGCCGCCCCAGGACGCGGTTGAGGCCGCGCCGCGAGCCCGGTCCCGACATGGCGAAGCTACGCCAATCGGCGGCCACGCGCAAGGGCAAAACGTACTTAACATCGGCAATGACTTGCCCAACAATGAACGTGCCCATGCCAAAGTATGGAAGCATGCGCTTGGAGAATTCTTCCAATGTGTCGCCGGGGCGGGGGCGTATCTTCATACGGTCGGCCCACATCTTCGACCACACCATGTCGACCAGAAAGTCGACCTTATCCCCCGCCGTGCCTTGGGTGCCGATGAGGTACGCTGGGTTGAACAGCTTGCGGCCTTGGGTGCGTATGTCCTTCATAAACTCGCGGACTTTCTCGGGCTCCCACGGTATCGGGTAGCCGATCCAGGCCATCGTACTGGGCAGATTGGTCAATCTGGCAACCAGCATGGCGAACCACAGGTCTGGGTCCTCGGCATGCGGGCTGCGCCAGTTATCGGCGATCCATCGCGTAACCCGGTCGTCCTCGCGATGGATGTTACAGAACCGATAGGTATGGAGGATGGGGTCGTCGGTCCATGGTCGGGGTAGATGTGCGTCATGCTTTCGCCGCACGTTCTCCCGTTCGCGGATAAAGTCGAGTAGTTCTTCGTATAGAGGTGGCAGGCCCAAGTGCTTTCTCCTTCACTGTTTCCAGCCATTCCATTATGGCGGGTTCCAAGACCCTCGGGTCATGTTTGATAAGCTGCCGGTGGCCACCCGCCACCATGTTCCCCAGCGTTGGCCCAGATTTAAAGCTCCGCACAGCTTTCAACAGCGATTGGGCCGTGCCCACGGCGATGCAGTTCACGCCCGGTATCATATCATCTTTAGGCCGTATCCACCATTCGCCGACGACGGGCACCGCCCCGGCGTCCCACCCTTCGAGGAAGGTATACTGCGTGCCGCCGCCGTCGTCACGAATATCGGTCAGGTCAACCATGAACCGCGCCCGGCGCAGGCGGTCGATGCCCAGCGCCCCGGTGCGCGGATAGGTGCGCAGGGTATGGCTCTGCACCCACTCGGGGTACAGAGGTACGATCTTGTTTCTCGTGTACAGCCGATTCTCGAACCCGATGATGTCAATGTTCGCGCCCATCCGGTTGGCGTCGAGCATCATGGCAAGGTTCTTGTCGAAGTCTATACGGCTGGGGGCGACCGCGCCTTTGCGGATGTGCGCCACGCCGCTACGCGGCGCGCGTATGTAGGGATGTCTTATGAACACCCCCTTGCGCGAGTTTCCAACGCCGAGCAACGCCCGGCGTATCACCCACGGGTAGTCTACGCCCATGCGCGTCGAATGCTCTGTGGTGTCGTGGATCACCACGCCGCCGCCCATCTTGATAAGAGTTTCGGCCTCGGGCTTGAAGTCCTTGCCAATGACCGCTATAACGATGAAGTCTCGAGGGTTGCCTAGCTCCTTGTGAAAATCACAAGGAGCTAGATTACGATAGGTGTGGTCTGGCCCCCACGGTCTCTGCTTGCCCTCGGTGTTGTTGCCGACTTTCCATATCTGGACGGCGTGGCCGCGCGCCAGGAGGGTATCGTGCAAATGCCGCGTGAAGGTCGCCCACCCGCCCACGTTGACCGTGCTGGCGTAGATAAGGTGTATCATGATCCCTCGCGAAAATGGCCGGGCGGTTAGCCCGGCCACTTTACTGTACCTGGATAGTCAAGGCAAGGGCTTAGACAATGTCGATGTATCCGGCCCGCGCCGCCCAGGTAACGTCAGCACGCTTGACGCCCGCATCGACCGCATCACCGACCGTCTTGCTGGCGTAGATGTTGTCCAGCAACTCGGCGCGGATGGTGCCGTCGCGTGCGCCGTGCGGCTTGATCAACACCTTGATCCGGTCGGTGTCGGCGTACTTGGCGCGCCCGACCGGCGACGGCTCGGGCGCAGGCGCGGGCTTGCGGCCCCTGGCGGGCGCAGGGGGCGGCGGGGCGGGCTTGGCGGCGCGGCGCGCCTTGGCCGCAGGCGCGGCGGGGGCTTCTTCTTCCTCTTCCTCTTCCTCTTCCTCTTCGGGCTCTTCGGGCTCGGGAGGCGGCGCGGCGGCCCGACGCGGCTTAGGCGTGGGGGCAGGCGCGGCGCGGCGGGCGCGAGGCGCGGGGGCTTCTTCCTCTTCTTCGACTTCCGGCTCGGGGGCCGCTCGACGTGACAGTTTCGCCATGTGTTTTTCTCCTAGTAGTAAGAACGCCTCTGTCGAGCCGCCCTTGGTTTTCGCCAGCGACACCACGTCACTGGTGAATTTCTTGACGTCGTCGGTGGTGACGACGTAACGTCGCGATGCGAAGTCTCGGTCGTGAACAGTCAGCATGTCCACTTTACTTTTCGAGACGAAGTATCCCACGCCGATGTAGAAATTATCGACGCGGCGGGTTATAAGATACTTGGCCGATTTCAAACCCCCGCCGCTGTAGGCGGCGGTATCTTGGACGACGAACGGGGGCTTTGGTGTGACCATCAGAATTCCCATACATCTAAAAGAAACGCTTTGCAAGCGTTTACTTTACCCCACGGCGCATTTTTAGGGCGTCCAAAAGAGCTTTCTGGCCCGAGGCTTTATGCCGCAGGGCGAAGCGCCTATCTTCGTCGGTGGTGTCAACCATGTAGGGAAGGTGTTGAAACACCCGCAGCGACTCGTTTCCTTGGCGTCTTATGCGCCGTAGTATCTGGTCGAACGTCTCGAGGTTCCACGTCAGCGAATAGTGTGCAATATGACAAGCATTGCCTTCTTGTAGGTTGAGGGCATGGGCGATGCTATCCTGTTGACCAAATACAAGCGGGAGTTCGTTGGCGTTCCAGGCGTTTTGGATCGCGGTGTTGTTCTTACGGTTGTCTGTGAAGCAGGGCGTATCGGGGAAGCGGGCGAGCAGCCTCTCGAGATCATGGTGGAATTGATAACACACGAGGAGCGGCTCGCCTTGCAACTCATCGACAAGTTCCTGTAGCCAATCCGTCTTAACGCTATGAACGAGTAGGGTGTTGCGCTTAGGGACGCCTGCGATCTTGGCGGCAATGTCGTCATCCACATAAAGGCCGCCATTACATATCTGCCATAGCTTGGTCCCTGCCGCAGCCGCATTCGCAGCCACAACGACACCCGCTTCGATCTGGGCAATGAGATCGTCTTCGAGGGCGTCGTACACCTTTCTAACCTTAGCCGGTAGCTTGAGGGGGGTCCATAGGGGTACAATTTCTGGTAGGTCAAGATAGTCCTTGTCCTCCATGCGTAGGGCCACGGGCTTGATGCGTTCATAGATTGCCTCCTTTGCGCCGCCCGCCATCGGCACCCATTTCCAGCCCATCTTGTCGGGGTTGGTGAAATACTGCGCCCGGTAGTGCGTGATGTACCGGCCCAGCGACCGCCCCAGGTCGAGCATGTACATCTGTCCGAACAGGTCGATCAGGCCATTCGCCGCCGGTGAACCTGTGAGCCCCCAACGCCGGTCGAAGGTGTCGAGATATTGTTTGAACTGCTTGAAGCGCACGCCACGCGAATTCTTCCACTTGCTTAACTCATCTATGATGAGCGTATCGAACCCCAGCTTGCGCCACGCGCGCGGGCCGTCCTTAAGCAGCCACGGCACGCCCTCGGGGTTTATCACGTATATGTCGGCGTCGGAAGCCAGGGCTTCTTCCTTATGCGGCCCATGCAAGATAGCGAGTCGCAAATGGTTGAAGTCCAACCACTTCTTAACCTCGGCGGGCCACACGTCATACACCGCTCGGATGGGAGCTATGACGAGCGCCTTGTGCGCCACCCCGCGTTTGAGTAAGAACGAAAACGCGGCGAGACTGATGCTTGTCTTACCAAGGCCAGGGTCGAGGAATAGCCCGGACGCGGCGTGCTCCAGGAGCCACTTGACGCCCTTTTTCATGTACGGGTGCGGCTTCCAGGGCTCGGCGAATACTTTGTACAGCTTCCTCGACGCTGTTGTGGACTTCAACGACATACCCTAATCCTCGTAACCAGTCATGTGTGTAAACTTGCTTTGGCTCGGGGGTTAACTTACCCCATTTGTATTCATGCAGCAAGGGCTTACCGCCAGGGATGAAATAGAGAACATCGGGCCAGCCTGTTTCTGTTCCCAACATCAGGCTTAATTTTACGCTGGGCACGCCAAGCTCGCTGAGCGCCCGGAGACGAACCGGGCGCTCGACGAGAGCAGTTTCTCGCCTAGTTGTCTTCATCCTCGTCGATCTCTTCGGCGTCCTCGGGAAGGTCGATGCGCTCGGGCTTGAAGACCGACCGCGCCGCCGCCATGAACCCCTGCTGGATATGCGTGTGGGCGATCTTGATCCAGCGAATGTCGGGCTTGTCGTCCATTTCTATTTCGTCGAGCAGCCGCAGCACACGTTCTTCCATATACTTGAGCTTATTGACAAGCGCGACAGCTTCTCGCGATTGCGACTGATAGCCCGCGACGGGCAAACCTTGGAATTCTTCCGACATAGTATCTCCTAGGCTAAGGTGAGCGTTGATTGCTCCTGGATGTCCATCAGATGGACGGCTTGCGCGATGGCGTCGGCGAGCGCATTATGCTCGTCGCCGTGTCGCTTGATCTTTATGTCGGGGCGCAGGTTCTTAATCGTGCGGTAACAGCGTATGCAGAAAGGTTGCCACGGTATATCATAGCCTACCATGCTGTACGCCTTGGCGAGAATGGGCGGATCAAAATCGGCTCCGTTGCCCCAGACCAAGAAGTAGGGATCGTTGATTTCTTTGCACCACACGCTGAACAGCGCCAGCATGTCTTTGATCGACACACGGTGCGGATCGAAGAACACCGCCTGCGCCTCTGGACTTTGCTTTTCCCACCATGAGCGCGTGTGCGCCTCGGGCTTGAACCCCCACACGGCTTGGTCTTGGTCGGCGACGACGTAGAAGGTGCGCCCCAGCACACCCTCGCGCGGGTTGAACTCTACGGCTCCGATGGAAAGTATCGGACAGCCGGGAATTCGCCCCAAGGTCTCAATATCGATCATCAGGTGTATCATCGAACAATCCTTTCTGGGTTAACTTGCGCTGTAGAAGATGGTAGAAGGTTACAGCTTCATCATCGTACATGTCTATAGCCAAGTGTACGTCTTTCACAGTAAGCGTGATCGACACGGTGCTTTTGTGCAGATAAATGTTCAGGGTTGCGCCAGATTTCAAAACTTGCATGGTCCACCATTGGCTTTGCTCCAGTTGCATCGGGCGCAGCGCCACGACGGCAGCGGCGCAAACTTCCTATCGTTGAACAGCGGCTTGATCTTACGCTCCCACTTGGCGATCAGGCTAGGCACCTGTTTTTCATTGAATTCCTCGACAACCTCCTTGCCCAGGTCGAGATACCACAGGCGCGTCGTGATGTGGCGCACATGCGGAAAGCGGTTGAACCCCGCCACAGCGAAGAGCTCCACTTGCTCTTCGTTGTCGTCGTACATCTGGCCTGTCTTGTGGTCGATAAGGTCCGCTGTATAATCCTCATACACGATCATCAGGTCGGCTTTCATACGGAACCATGTCGCGGGGCCGAACCAATCTGGCTGGTCGATGTATTCCCACTGTCGGTTGAACCCCCAGCCCTTCTCGACGATGGGATTAAGCTTGACCACTTCCTTGAACTGCGCGTCGAACCGCGCCAGTTCCGCAGGAACAGCTTTCAGCACGCCCTTGGCGTACTTCTCAGCCAGTAGGTGGATCGTGTCGCCACGCTGCATGGCGGGCGGCATCGGCGGCTTAGGGCCGGTGGCCCGCAAGTCGTAGTAGAACGCGGCGGGGCAATCCTTATACGCCTTATAGCGTGACCAGGACCACGACTTTACCGGGGAAGGGCTCGGCATACTTTGATCCTTTTTAACGTCTTGGTGTCGCCGCGCAGACGTGCGACGTGTTCGACGGGGCCGTATTTATCCGTAAGAACAGCCCCGCGCGCTATCGCCTGAGCCTTCACGCTTAAACTCACGTCGTAGTGTTCCCACGACGCTTTCGGTGGTTGCTGAAACCATGCGCGGCGCAACCCCAGCGCGGCGGCTTCCTTGTGTAGTTCCTCCACCGTGTCGGCCCACATGTGACACATGACCATGCGACCGTAGCTGTGGCGAACGTCGTCAACGTATATGGTCACGCATCGAACTCCCCATTCATGTGGCGCGCCCGCACCGCCAGCGCGGCGGGGGTGCCCGCCAATTCCAGGTCCATGGCAAGCACGGTGGCGGGCAACGCTAGAGGCGACTTGAAATCGTGATAGTAGTCTTCGCGAGCCTTCTTGGCCAACGCGGGCAGGTTCGCCTGCTCCAGGGCTTGCGCCAGCTTTTCACTAACGTCCATGATATTCCTCCAATTCGGCCCAATTGAGTCCTATCTTGCCGTCGGTCAGCATGGGTACGTCCATTTCGACATCCTCCATGCACTCGCCCACTACCTTCATCTCACTTCTTACATTGGGGGCTGACACGTTCATCTCGTCGTAGACCGCGACCAAGAAGCGCCCGCGTCGCCTGGGGTGCTTATGATAAGCAATCATGGCATCCTTGGTCACTTCGGCGGCGCTGCCCTGGATAAGGTAGTTGATGAGCTTATAATCCTTGTTCATAACCCGGTCATGACGTTTGTCGTAGGCCGGGGGTTCGCAATAATACTCTCTACCGCCCCAGGTGACAATAGGTTCGCCCGCCGCCGCCAGGGCCTTTATTTGCTCTGTGAGCGTGCGCAGGCCCGGCAGAGCTCGCCCGTGCGCCTGTAGCAGGTGGGCCGCCTCGGCCATGCTGCACCCCAGCCCCGCCGCCGTGGCCGGTACGCCGCCGCCGTATATGCGCCGGAAGTTGGCGATCTTGACTTGCCGCCGGGCAAAGACATTCCCTGTTATTTGCTCGATCAGTTCACGAACGTGGTCGTGAATATCTAGTCGGGGGTTGGCGTTGTAATCTCGCATAAGCGCGCCGTTTTCGTAATGCCCAAAGATTCTAAGCTCCTGACCATTGTAGTCTCGGTGGCACCATGTTTCACCACGATCGGGCAGAAGATATTTCCGCACCAAGGGTAGGGCAAGCAGGTAGCGCAAGAAACTTGGATGAATGTAGCCGTCGTCATTACGATCCCATGATTTGCTGATGTTAAAGAAGTTAGGGTCTGAGGAACTCGGACGACCCGTGCGGGTGCCGCCGCTCACGCCACGCACTTGGTTCCAATTGGTACTGACGAACGGCT